CGGCAACCGCAGAAGCCTTGAGACGTTCATCGTCCGTCAAAAGTTCAAGACGATCGCGCAAGTCCTCACTATGCAAAAATGGTGCATCGTCTCCTCGATCACCTTTCTCTCCTTTTTCGCCGTCAAAATAATCTTTGCCTTTGATCGGCGTGTAACCCATATCGCCCTTGATTGTCTTTACCTTTGAGATTTTATCGGTAAGCTGTGCAATTTGCTCCTCGACGTATGCTTTGAGGTCGTTGTGCTTGCCTTGAAGCGCGCTGACGTCCTTGTAACCTGCCTCCGCAACGTCGCCAATCTTTTTTTCGAGTGTCTGGTCGTTTGTCTGTGAAAGCTCCATTAACCCCTTGAATAGCAACGCAAAATCGCCCGTTTTAACGTAGTCGTTGTTCATCAAGTCCATGATCTTTTTGAGTTTTTCGAGTTTGTCTTTTGGTGTTTCCATGGTATAATGGTGTTATGGCTATTTTACTTGCACTCGCGGGTATGAGCTTCGGGACAATGGTTGTGATCGCTTTCTGTGTCTGGATGTTCCTACAAAACTGCGGGTATTACAATAAAAAAAAGTAACTACTTATTTTGCGACCTCTCAACAACTACGTTGCGGGGCAGATTTCCTGTATCGTAGACTTGGTGTGCGCCTGCTTTTATAATCTTACCACCTACTTGGGCAATTTTGCTATTGAATATCTGCGGCTTTTTCAAACCGCTGATACCCTCGCGTAAAAGCGTCTGTCCGGTATCTGACGCCACAAACCGGCTCACAAGCTGATCTCCAAGTATAGGCGTCATGTCCGCAACGAAACCGCCCACATTTCCCGTGAGAAGTTTTCCGAACGCGAGGAACGCACCACCTCCCTCAATGAGCTTACCGAGCCCAAGCCCTGCTTCTGCGGTCTTTCCGAGGTGTTCATAGTCATTCGTCATAGTAATGACTTTCTGCATTGCCTTGATCGTATCAAATTGTTGAGGCGTCAAAATTGCTTTCATTTTATCCTCACCATATGCCTTGATGATTGAGTTTATGCCGTTCTTTTTGAATGTATCACTTCCGAGATTTTTTGCGTTCTCAAAAATACTGTCGAGCATATGATACTGCAACTGCTTGAAGTTCTCCTCTCCAATGACAGCTTTGATTTTTGGAATATCCTCGACTGCGGTGCTCTTTTTCAAAAGGGTAGGAACGATTTTGCTTTCTTGCCCCGCATCCGCAAGTTTGCGGATCTGTTTTGCAAACCCAGTTTGAAGCGCTGCACGACTATCCTTGTATGCAGTCTCTGCTTTTGTGAGAAGTCCTGAAAGTTGCTCGCCTCCCTTTTCTTTGACTGTTTCGTTCATATCGTCAGTAAGCGCTCCGTATAGAGCCTTGAGTTTTCCGACGTTCTGCGCAACAAATGGATCTGAAAACTTAGACCCTATTTTCTCGCCGATATCTGTGCGAAGCGCCTTGAGCGTGTTGAATGTAGGCAGATCGTACTGCATTTTGCCGTTTGGACTTTCCCCGCCTGTGATTACGTTGAGTTTTTTCTCGAAAAAGCCCGCATCCTCGCCGATAGCGTTCTTGTCGTCAATAATTTTATTGAGCAGATCAGTAGTGTTGCTGACGCTTGCGATCGGATTGCCTGCCGCCTTTTGGAACTCGTCGTATGCGGCACTCGTTGCCGCTTTATAGGTTTTTTCCGTCTCGTTCAAACCCTCCGCAATACTCTTGCCGGTCGTAGTAAGGTCTTGGTCGTTGCCTGCTTGCTCAAGCGTTGCACTCTTGATATTTTCTAAAGCGTCCGATACGTTCTGCATTTTCTGTGCAAATGTTTCACCTCCCGCGCCTGCCGCGCTCATGGTTTCCAAACGGTTGACGAGAGGACTTGGGTTGGTCATTGATGACGGTACGTCCTCTGGTTGTATGCCAAGTTTTGAGAGAGCAGCCGCGTTCTCATTTATATCAGGAGAAGCCGCGACGCTCGTAATACCGTTAGCGATAGAGTTGAGCTTGTCACTGATACCCGTAACATCGCCAACCGTAGAGATTGCGTTGCCTGCAAGACTGAAAGGATTGGTAGCTTCGCCTGCTGTCTTGAGTGCTGTACCTGCTTGTGACACCACGTTCGGCGTTGGAGCAGGCGGTGTTGCCGTTGCTTCTGCGCCTGTAGCCGCTGCTTCTGGTGCTTCTGACGCGACAGCAGCCTTAGCCGCGTCTGCGGCGTCACCAACAGCTCCCACAGCGCCTCCCACGCCCGTAAGCGCAGTTGACAGGTCAGCCAAAAAGCCAACAGGATCGGTATATGCTGTCTTGCCAATATTCTTGGCGATTTCCGCAGGATTTGAACCGCCGTATCGGTTGCCGAAATAACTCACAAGACTGTCAAAAGCTTGCGTGTTGGTGTCAGACGGTGCGCCCCCAACTTCCTCCACTGCTCCAAGCGGTATCTTTGCAAGGTTTGTAAGCGTGTTGATTGGGTGAACCGCCATGTTGACGAGGCTTGAACCAAGATTTTTCGTGCTGTTCCAAAGATTTCCAAGGAAACTCCCAGTGTCCTGTAATGTGCCGACTGGTTGGCTCGTACTTGGCGCAGTAGTTCCTGTCGGAGAAGTTCCCGCGGCTTGCACGGTCGGTACGAGTTGACTGTAAAACTGGTTGTAGAGCTTGCCGACATTGTTTACATACGTTCCCACGTTGTATTTCACGCCTTGTGAAGCGTTATATCCGACACCTCCCGTCTTGTAAGCGTTCGGGTTGCCCGAGTTCCATGCAGACGCAATTTGAGCAGGATTGTAGCCCTGTTTTGCCATATCTGCGACCGCCATATATGCCACTTGGTCTTGATTTGCAGGTGTCATCGGCGCATTTGGGTTTCCAAGATACTTTCCTGCGTCCACTTGCCACTCTTGAGGAAGTTGTCCCTGTTGAAGTGGTGTTGGATTGTTCCATTGATACGCGCCGTAAGAGTGACCGTTATCGCCGACCTGATTATAATTTCCTTGACTTTCCTCCTGACCGATAGCACGCGTCAACGCGAGGATTGTCGGATCAAGTTGTGTACCGCTTTGAGTAGGTGCAGACGGAACAGACTGTGCGGGCATTGGTGCAGGAGTTGGTGACTGCACTGGTGCAGCAGGCGCGTTCAAAGGCGCACCGTCAGAACCGACTGGCGTTGTGCTTCCAAGAGGAACGTATGCATTTGTGTCGTTGACATAGTCGCCTGTTGCCATTTTTTAACTCCCAAAGAAATTACCGAACGCATATTGACCGGAATTGTTGATACCCGCGAGAGGAGTTCCTGTCGAACTTGGTGTACCTTGAGTGCTTGTCGGTTGATTGACCGAGAGATTGAGATTTGGGAACGTCTCTTGAAGCTGTGACTGCAAGAGTGACTGGAACGTGGCAATTTTCGCCATTGCACCCTCCAAGTTGTCGGTCGAGTTTGGCAGGTTTTGCGCTGCTGTCTCGATAGTGTCCGAGTTCAAGCGAAGTCCTGAACCTGCGCCACCGGCAAGCGCCGTGACTGCCTTGATAGCAGCGTCACGATACTCGTTGAATTGTCCGAGTTCTACACCAATTGGGGTCGGCTTGCCGGTAAGCGGATCAGTGACATCGTAGCCAGTCTGCAATGCGTTTGCAAGCTGTCCGATTGTTTTGTCACCGATACTTCCGATAAGACCAGAGCCAAGCGCGACCTGCGCGAGCTGCTGCATCTTGTTGAGGTTCGTCATCGTAACGTCGATAGACTGCGCGCCCTGAACTTCATTACCTGTAAGGTACGGAATACCTGCGGCTGCGGCTTCTGATTGAGCCTGTCCTTTCTGACCTGCCGGAACACGGTCATCATTTATCCATGCGATACCGTTATACCCTCCCTGAACATATCCCTGAATGGTAGGAGAAAGCTGTTGCACCTGCTGTGCGACCTGCGGATTGACCGTAGAGCCGTCGATGAGTTTCATTGGAGCAGTCGAGTTTGAAACATTGAAACCGTTTGGTTGGTTCGTACCGCCTGCACCCATGCCTTGTACCGCCTGATATGCGGCAGACGGTGTCGTAGCGTCGTCGATTGCGCCCAAGATACTTGGATCGCTGATACCGTTTTGCAGCGCGTATGCATGCGCCTGTTGTTTTGCCGTAAGGAGTTGCGAGTAGTTTTGTTCAAGAGCAAACTTTTGATTTTCGAGTTGCGTCTGTTGGCTTGTCGAAAGGTCGTTGAGGTTCTCTGACATGAACTGTCCGAGGGACTGTATCTGTGCGGCGATAGGTGCGAACTGGAATTGCAGTTTTTGGTTGACGATATTTTGCGCGGTCGTCAGGTCGTTGTTTTGTGCGTTCAAGACAATAGCGTAGTTCGCCTGATCCTCAAGCTGCTGACGCTGTAAGAGCGCGATCTGCTCCGCCGCGCCTCCGAACGTACCTTGTGGGTTTTTATCCTCGATAGCCTTTATCTGTTCGTCGTATGAACGGTTGTTTGCTAACATCGCATTGTTGATGTCGTTGACCTGCTGCATCTTGTCGTAAATGCCTGCATTTTCGTATGCCTGCTCCGAGACTGCGCCCTGCGTACCCTGAATACCGATAAGAGATTTCAAATAGTCGAGCGCACTTGCGTTCGGATTTGAGGGTATGTTTTCCTGTAATGCATCTGCGCCATTTTGAGAACTTGGAGTAACACTTGTCGGCACAAGCTGACCGTTCTGCATTGAGTAGTTGACTGTCTGTGACGTACCGTCAGACATGTACTCGGTCGTCGATCCGTCAGGATTTGTTTGATAGCCGGTAACCGTAAGAGGCGCGCCGTTCGTGCCGGTCGTTGAAGCGGTCGAACCACCCGTCATGGTCGGAGTTCCTACGCTATGAGACTGCGCGACGGTTGTCGCAAGATTTGTCTGCGTGGTAGTTCCCGCAGAAGTATTTGCAGGCGGAATTGTAAGCCCGTTTGAGTTGCCGACGACTGGCGCAGGAACAACAGGATTTGCCTGTGGCACTGAAATTGGAATACTTGCACCTGCAACGCCTGCAAACGGAGACGATTGTGTCGCTCCGCTTGGGATATTATCTATTGGTGCTGCGCTTATGTCACTGAAATTGTAACCGTTGGGATTTGAAAAGCCGTTTGGCGGAATAACACTGCTATTGAAATTGAGACTGCTCGATGCCGGCGCACTTGGAGTGACAGGAGACGTCGTGCTATTTGCGCCATTATTTCCACCTGCGCCAGTAAAGTCATTTGATTGTGTCGGTGCGGCAATAGGTGCGGAAACGGTCGGTTGCGGGTCTGGGATATTGAGAACCTGACCTGCTTGTATTTTGTTCGGATCTGCAATGCCGTTAAGCGCGGCAAGTTCCGTCGCAGTCGTTCCAAAACGCGACGCAATGTCGTTGAGGTCATCTTCTGCTTGTATCGTATAGAGTGCCATATATTAGTTGTTTGACTTTTCAAAAGTGTTGTTAATAATTTGCACCTCCTCGACGCGGATCTCAACACCGTTTAGGATAACTTTTATCATTGCCCACTTTGCAGGCTCTCCAAGCGGTAATTCTTTCCAAGTGTCTGGGTCTGATGAAGTTATTATACCAAGTTTCTGCCATGTATCAATCACAACCTCGGAACGGTCTGCCGCAGTCACTCCGTACATCGTATCTGTGAGTGTCACCGTGTAGATGTTCGCCACGTCATCATACGTGATAGCCGACACCTGTGACATTTGTCCCGCACCTCCTCCGTTGGTTATCTCAACCTCAAGCTGACGTTTGAAATTGTTAAGGCAGTTCATTGCTTCTGAAATGTCCGAGCCAGTCGTAAAGGTCGTGTTGTTGAGCCATACCACGTTTGGGTTTACGACTTCGTTCTGGTTGACTGTAACCGGCAAATTGTAGTAGTCATGCGTCTTTGCCTTGACAATGATTTTATCGTTTGCTCCCAACGGTTTGTATTTGACAAACACTTTCGAGAAACTGTCCTGTACATTTTGCGATGAGACTTTTGAGATTACGAAGTATCCAATGTTTTGAAATAGAGGTACGCTAAGACATAGATCCATGAACTCTCCAGCAAGTGTCTGATGATTGGCAACAGTTGAAAAAATAACATTTTCATATACTTTGCTCTTGACCCCGAGAAGTCCTATGCCTCCGACCGAATTGTTTTCGATACCCGCTTTGCATGAGCCGAAGTCGAGCACGTTGATTGCCCCGAAATATCCCGTCGCCGTTGATTGCGATGTGGGAATGATAGGAACTGGCGTCGAAGCTGTTGCGTTTGCGTAACTCGATGCAAGTTGAAATGTATCGCTCGACAAATTGATGATGTAATACGTCGTCAGGCGGTTAATTCCTCCGATAAGAGAACCCGCAGTATAGATGTACTGGACTGGTGAACCGCTTGGCGGTATCGTCGCTCCGTTTTCGACAGTGAAAACACCCGTCGTAAGGTTCACTCCGTCAACCTCAATTTCCATAAGCGAGTACGGAGAAAATGACGGCGAGTAACGATGATATAAACCGACGTTTGGATCGTAGCAATAAATGCCGGTAGGGAAGTTTGGTATGTAGGTCTCGCCTTTCTGCCCAAACGCATTGAGCTCGCTTGGTACATTGATAAGGATATTATCGCCGTCTACCTGCATGATGTCGCCGTAGGTGTAGAAATGAGTAAAGTCGAGCCATATTTTATTGAAAAATGCGAATGGGAACGTCGCAAGAGTTGTCCAACCCGCGCCATTGAAGTAGAGAAGCTGACCCTTACGCGTCAAAATAACCCACGATGATTTGTAGGCGACGATGTCGAGCACTTGATCTGACCCCACAGGAATACCAGTATTTGCGACCGCTGTGATACCGTCCCAAATAAAGAAAAATGCATCTTGGTTTTCACCCTCCGTCTGATTTGCCATGCGTGTCACGATACCCATGCGATTGTTTGCATACGCCATTTTGACCACCTGAAAATCTTTTGGAAGTGAGAGGTCTTGCACGTCGGTGTAGGTCGTATCGACTTGTCGCACGAGGTTTCCGTCTCCGATACAAAGATTTCCACGGTTGCGGAATACTTCCATGCAATGCACGTTGCTTTGACTGGACGTAAGAACGATGCCACTATCAGTCCATGTAGAAGCATTTTGTGCTCGTACCCAAACTTTAAAATCCGATGTGACATGCCACAATTGATTGAACCAACGTCCTCGGCTACCCTCGCCGGTCGAAGTTGGCGCGCTCGTTGCAGTATCTGCAACAACGGACATACCTGCTACTCCAAGCTCAGTTTCGTATTGATTGACAGTCGTATTGACATTAAACTGCCCCTCAGCGACGCGACCAAATGACGGCACAATACCAAAGTTTGCGTCGTTCTGACTGGAATACAAAAGAGCCGTCCGAGCAGACAGCTTTGCATACCCCGCTTCATCAAAATTGATGTTCTTGGTATACCAAACATTGCCGAAAAAGTCAGTTGTTGGTGATACTGCCCATTTTTTGTTGTCAGCGGGTACTTTTATCATATGGTTGGAATTGTTACGTCATTACCGTTTATTTCAACGACGATTGAGCCGGTCAGAGACGACGGCGCTCCTGATACTGACTTCTTGAAAACCAAATGGTCTTTATCGAGAATAGCCTGTGAGGATGTGTCGATCGGCATGCTGATCTGTTGGCTTTCCTTTTGCGTTTTCCACTCCGTGAGAGCTCGAACCTGCTCTTGAAGTGACATCAAAAGTTGTAGTTGGTCAGGCTTCATTGTAGGAGCATTTCTGTCGATGATATTGCCATGCCCAAAATTGGCGCGACCGTTGAGCCAGTGATTGTCGGTTGTCCGTTGTCATCAATGTAATACTGTGAGCCTGCGGTAAGACCTGAAAACGTATTTGCGTATTTGTACCGGAAACTGACATTGCCGTTGCTTCCGCTCGTCACGTTCGTCGTTGCAATACCGATTTGTGCCGCAGGAGGCTGCAAGTGCAAAAGCGGCTGATAGGTTGAGTGCGTAGCAACCACAAAATATACCCAAGGCTTCATCTTTACCATTGCTCCCGTTCCGACCGTCGCTGATGAAGCGGTGGACTGATACTTTTGTATCGTAGTTGGTGTACCCGTTGAACAGTCAAAAAGGTAACTCGTGACTGTGTTGCTTGAAGCAATTGTACGCGCAAAACCAATAATGTATTCGCTGATAAGTACCGGTTGACCTTGGTTGAGGTGCGCAAAACCAAAAGAACTGCTGTCCGGTTCAAGATGCGTACCCATTGAAATGGTTTGAGATCCACCGCTTCCCGCAATGGTAAGCAAGAGAACATAGTCACTCTGTTGTGTGCTGTTGCTGTACTGGAAAAATACAGTCGTTGGATTGATAGTGCAAAGGCTCATTTCATAACCTGTGTAACTTGATGAAATAAGCGTGTTGACTTGGTTTACCGTCGGTGTTGTTCCTGAAACCGTAACCGTTGCGGCATAAAGATCACCCGAGTTTGTACCGCCCTCACCGAATACAACAAGCGCGTTCGCGGCGTTGTCGAGAGAACATGCGACGATACTCATGTATTGGTCGACGCTTGAACTTACTAATACTGGTGTACTGGTAGTGATTGAAGTACCAGAAATAGTGAGTACCTGACAATAGAGCGCACCACTATGAAGCCAAAATACGATTGCCTTATCAATTCCCAAAGAAGCTACCGCAACGTGTCTCCATGTTGCATAAGAAGTTCCTACGAAGCCACTACCGTCGAGCGTCTGTGGAGAACCGACCGAGATTGTTCCCGATCCGTTTTCCGTTCCAACAACAACCTGTATTCCTTCGTCAACCGCACCCGAAGTATTGAAGCCTTGATAAATGGCGATGAACTTATTTGAACCGATCATTGTAGCGTCCCAACACATGACACCCGTCGTACCCGAACCGTACACTGCTTGAGTTCCTGAAAGAGTTACGGCAGTTTCACCCGCATTGACTGTCGCAATGTATCCGGTCAACGGCGCTGATGATGTACCTTGATACCCACCCGAAAGAACAAGAGACACACTAGGGCGCAGATAAAACATACGACTTGTTTGTGACAAACTAAGGTTTGATACTGAACCACTATTGACGCCGATAGGGTTGACACGCTTCCCTGTATCGTTTCCCGTGATGTAAATACTGTCATTCTGCGTCCAGTCACTTCCTGCTGTGATAGTGAGCTGTGGTTGTAAACCCTGTGCAGTAAGCCATGGCAACATGGTACTTGGGTTCACATAGAGTTCCGCGCCAGTCGAACCGACCTGCGTTCCTGCATTGACTTGCGCCTGTGTCGCTTCTTGAACGATACCTTTTGCTGTTGTAGAAGCGTTCGTTGTTCCAAGTCCTACTGGTACAGACCAGTTACCTGAACCGTCGAGATATTGTGCCGCATTGTTCGGAAGTTTTGGAGCGAAACCGTGCATGACAGTCGAGACGTTGTTTGTCGTGATGTCGGACATGAAAAGTCCTGCATCTGAAATTGCGTCTCCTGCTGTGATTGCATACGCGCGTCCGCTGTCAGCAGGATTTGAAAGTATAAGAAGCGTCGAGCTTGAGAGCGACGTCATCGTATAAAGTCCTGTTCCAAGTTCGTTTCCTGAATATGGTGTAGTCATAGTTTAAGATTTTGGTTGGTTACCCCAAACGATACCAACTCCATTATCGAGTAAAAGCACAAGCGCCGGATTTGACGGGTCGATTAAAAACTTAAAGCCGTTCGGGTCAATAAGCAGGTCGTATTGAGCACCGAGGCTTTTCTGTTGATCTGTCCATGTAGTGTCAGGGTATGCCATAAATTATCGTGGTGATCTATAAATAATTGTCATACTACGTGGCTTTTCCAAGTCGCGGGAATTGTATGCGTCCGGTATATCCTGTTCCTCCCAACGAACAACCATTGGCGCAAGAACTGCGGCAACAGGAAGTCCCCGCATTGAGGCGTATTTCCATGCCATATAATCGGATATGTAGTCGTGATGCAGACGATTGATACCCGCAACTTTCACAGTGTCGGTAGGCAAGTAGTAAGACGGCGGTCGCTTGAAGCGCACGCGCAGTCCTCCGTTTCCGTTTATTGCGGTGGTGATTGAATAGACTGGCGTCGGATAGAGATAAATTGAGTTTCCCTTTTTCACATGCTCGCGCGGAATTGCGGCGATGTTGTTGTTGTACTGTGACTGCGAGTAGTGAAGCTCTGCAAACTTTCGTTCGTCGAGTTCCGGCAATGCAGTCCAAATGGTGTTCGTCGGGTCGCGCACTTCCACCTGTTCAATTTCGATCTGTTGAGTATTTAAAGTGTAGTCAGGTTGACCGGCAATGAGGTCGGTCGTGCCGATAGGGAAGTCGGTGTAGTTGTTGTCATCAAAAGCCCAAGAATTATCCGACTTGAGAGCGAGTATCGCGTAGCGTCCGAGCGCTTCATTTGCGAGGTTCGTAAAAAGTTGCAAGCGGTTCGGGTTCTGTGAGATTTGTCCAAAACCACTGTCACCAAAGAGCTTGACTTCCGTCGCTTGAATGATACCTGATAGACCTGTGGGATCGTTGAACTCCATAATATATTTTGAAAATTATGGACGTCACAACTCGTCTAAAATAAGTATACTACAAACTCAGGTAAAATACACAACAGGGCGGGCATCTTGTTGTGATTACGGATTGCGACACCCGTATATGCCCGACCTGCCGTATATTCTACGGCTTCTTATCGAACTTCTTTTTGTACTCCTCGACGTAGTCAAACGTGTTTACTATGACAACCCCCTTGACGACTTCGGTCGTTTCAATGTCCTCGTACTTGCTCAAATGAGGTGCGACGTACTTTTTGATAAGCGGTGCAACGCGGTCTTTGATTTTCTGCACTTTGAGGGCGTGCTTGTTGCGTATGCGCTCAAACTCTTCCTTTTGAGCTCGAAGCTCCTTATGGCGTGTCATCATCTTTGCCGGAATTGCCGCAAGTTTGAACTCCATAATCTTGTCTCCGAGCTTGTTAAGTTGTTCCGCGAGTTCCGTGATCTGCTTGGTGAGCTTTTCGCCCTCCGTAAGCCATTCGACAGGCGGTTTTGCCGCTTCCGTACATTCGCGCTCCTGCGCGTTCGCTTCCTCGATTTTGGCTTCGATTGCCTCAATCTTTTCCGATGCCTTGCGTCCCGCTTCCACTTCGATCCCCTTGTCCTCAAGGAGCTTTAAAATCTTTTTGTCGGCAATTGTTATTTTAGCCATAGATTGTCTCAATAATTGGTAATGATAATATCTGATGAATGACTTTTACGATGTTGTGTCGGTCATCAAACTCTTGGTCAGTGAGCCCAAAATCAGTCTTTTCAAGCGTGACCGGATCGTACATAGTGCTGACAACTCCGCATGAGCGCGCTTCCATGTTGATGCGTCCGAGCAGTATGCCGCACACTTCGTCCGCTTCTGCGAGATGTTTCTCGATACGCCATGTCGCGTCGTGAAACCGTACCCATGGCGAATACTTGAGCTCTGCGCCGAAGTTCAAACCATAAATATCGACGCGTCGTTTCTCTGTCGCTCCCTCAATTATATGGTTCAAAAACTTTTCACGCAACTTGTCGAGCGTGCATGCGACGACGACCTGCCAATAGTCGCGCTCTGGTTTCTTTTCAACAGGAGCGAAACGTACACGGTCGATGCCGTTGTAGATGACCGCTATCTTTTCTGCCGGTATGCCGTGCTTCTCGATCATCCATGCGCGCGTAGTCGGACGCACAGCAATATAGAAGTCTGCGGGTATCGGCGGCTCAACGTCGAGCTCGGAGTGGCACATATTGATGCACAGTCCCTCAATGCCCTCGGGTCGCCAACTCGACGCGATAATCAGGTCATAGCGTGGCTCAAGCTGTTGCGGGTTAAGACATTTGACGCCGGCTTTCATTAAGCCTTTCAAAAGCTCATTATTGCCGAACGGCGCGCACACCGTGACATCATGCTCGAACGGAATTGCCCGCCCGAGCTCGTACACCGACGTCGCCTGACCGGAATAATAGGTCATATTCATTGCTGTGAGTAGTATTCTCATAGATTTATCTCTGGGTGCTTATTTTTCATCAATTGACGGGCTTCTTTCGCATCCTGTGAGTGCGTATCTTGCCCCGCATGTACGCGATAGAGGAAAAGACCGCCTTTTATGTACTTTCCGCTAAAACCACGCTTAAAACAGCGAAAATAGAAGTCCCAATCTTGGTATTTCTGGTCTTTGTCCCAACCACCGACCTGATCGAAGCACTTTTTGCGGATCAAAGACGTCATCCAAGGCGCTGTAGTGTTTACAAAGGTCGCCATGCTCCATGGTGCGCCATACATTACCTCTTTGCTGTCGCCAAACTTCTGTACGTCAGTATAAACGATGTCTGCATCGCTTTCCTCCATGGCTTTTGTGGTTTCCTCGATGAAATTGTGCGCGAGCATATCGTCGTCGGAGAGCACAATCACGGCGTCGCCGGTACACTTCTCGACCATGTCGTTGATTTTCTCTGCCGCGGTCGTAGCGCGGGAATAAATCACAAAAATCTCATGCGCGGGTACGCTTTGTTTCTGAACTGAAATAAGCGCATGCGCAAGATAGTCAAGTTTATAGCATGGAATTACGACGGAGACTTTCATTTGAAAAGCGTTTTGTACGCATCCTCCCACCGGTGCGCGTTATTATCAATGCTGTATTTTGCTTCGACGTACTCACGTGCCGCTTTCCCCATGTCTCGACGCAATTTTTTGCTCGCCATGAGCAACTCGATCTGCTTTATCCATGACGCAGTATCAGTCGCAAGGAGCATGTGCATCGCGTCGTCGCCGTCCTGTTCATATGGAGACATTTGGTCGGGGAACGACTGCGCGATGACAGGGATTTCAAGCATGGACGCTTCCAAAAACTTGAGATTGCTTTTGCAACGGTTGAAGTACGTATCTTTGCGGGGAATGATGACGATATCGAGGCGTAGTTCGTTGAGTTTGGTATAGTAGTCCTGATTGTTGACAAACGGATGCCATTCGAGGTTCTCAACGCTATCCCAAAGTTTGTATTCCTCCGAGTAGAGTTTGCGTACCGTTTCGTCATGTCCTTTTGGCGGCAACGAGAAAAGAACGAACTGCACGCGCGGGTCGTTTTTGTAGTGTTCGATTATTGGTATACAGATGTCCGTATCTGATGTAAGGGCGATTGAGCCGGTAATGCCAATGCGGATTTTACCGCTTTCGTTCTTGAGAGGTTCGTCGAACAAAAACGGGTCGATGCAGTTTGGTATCGTGATGACGTTCGGGTTGAGTTTGAGATATTCCCGACGCAAAAACTCCGTCGAGCAAGTCACAAGGTCTGCTTCTTTGATGAACGTATCGAGAGCCGTATTGATTTTCTCAAGCCCGACTTTCATGCGTTCCTCGTCCATAAGGTCGTTGAGCTTGAAACCACCGTCGTCTTTGAACGTATCATCGTTGTCATACACGATTTTCTTTCCGAGAGCCTTGAGCGAACGCGCAAGCTGTAACTTCTGGTTGCTGTCAGGTCTGTGGAAAACGATAACATCCGCGTCCTTTGCGGCGCGAGCTTTATCCTCGGGTGTATGATGTTCGGGAACAATACTCGTCTGATCACCGTCCCACCCGTTCGCTTGAAGCGGTTGAAGACACCGTACCTGATAGCATCCCTGTAGCCCTGACGTTATGTAGTAGACTTTCATGCGGTTGGCGTATTGTCGCTATTGCGCTTGATAATTTGCTTGGTCACAGGGTCGATATGGTTTCCGTCCTTGTCGATCATCACGGACGTCTTTTTGAGGTTCTTGCCGATGACAACTTGAGGTTGTCCGTTGGCATTGTTGGTGTTTCCACCGAGTACGCGTAATTGGGATTTCATATGAGTGAAAAGATAATTATTGGCAGAATTGATTGCCCTCCCTGTTCTGCAAAGAGGACAAACAACAATTATCAGGCGGGATAATCTAGGCTGTCACAAGGCTTACGCCGGTGAGACAACCGTGACACCTGCGATAGAACGGTTCAAGATCACGCCGTAGAGCACGTCTGCGGTTGTGATAGTTGAAAGGTAAGCAGGGAAGTAGTTGGACTGAACGCGGATGCCGTCCGAGCCAACCATTTTGCCCATTGAGCCACCCTCACCGAGAGGAGAAGTAGCAAAGTGGATTGCGTCTGGGTGAGCAAACGCGTTGTAACGTCCGGTTGTGCCGGAGACATACCCGACCTGTGTGGTCGTGTATACAGGACGACCGTACAAGAACGCCTTAGGGTTCTTAGCTACTGGATCTTGTACAGGGGAGTTGATCGCAAGTGAGAACTTGTCGATGCCCTGCAACTGCTTCCAAAAGACGTTTGGATGCAGAATGAAAGCACATTCCTCTGTGTCGACGTTAACGCTTTCAAGCTGTGCGATCGCGTTGCGGACATCACTGTCGGCAATGTTGACCGTAGAGCTTCCGACTGACGTCGAGAACGTGCTAAACAAAGCAGTCATCGCCGCGTCGAGGTTCTTAGCAATTTCGTAGCCTGCGTTCTTAGCGTAGCGCTCCATAATTGCGTATGAACGCTTAACCTGCGCCGCCTGCGCGTCCTCGATAGCAAACGAACATTCATACCACTGGTTAATGGTGAGAGTGATGTTTGTCTCGGTTGGGTTGTTAAGCGTGACAGCAGTTGCGTTCGCTTTCGCGTTCGCCGCCATTTCTGTCATAGATGGCGTGAGGAGGATGTTACCACCCTCTTCCACTTCGTCGGAGCGATCCGTGAAGAAAGGAGCACAAACGAGTTTCGCCTTGAAGAAGTCGTTTATTTTCTGCCCCCAGATTTCTGGGATATACGCTGCGAGCGTCGTGGAGGTTTCGGTATTGGTTGGAAATGCCACGGTATTATCTGTGAGTTACACAGTAATAGGTAAGTAATTCCCAACGAGCAAAAAAAGATTATTTGCCTTTGAGGGCAGCCTTTGCAAGTTCCTTGTGCTTGTCTCTCGACAGGTTAGGAGTTGCCGCGGTTTCTTTCGGCTTTGGAGCGCTTGCTCCGCGACCTGCACCGACACTGGCGTCCTCTGACTTTTTCTTTTTCTCAAATTGCTCCTTTATCACAACAAATACAGGGTCTTTTTGAGCTTCGATGAGAGAAACGTTGTTGAGCTTTGCGACCTTTTTAAGGTCTTTCATAAGCTCCTCCTCCATTCCTTGCGAAATGAGTATGCGTTCATCTACATCGACTTGCTCCTTGGGTGCTTGCGGATCTGCCGGTTTAGGCGGGTCAGCAGGCTTTGCCGGTTCTGGTGGCTTTTGCTCTTTGAGCTTAGCCTCAGCTTTCTTTGCGCGAGCGAGTACTTGTTCTGCCATTTCGGCTTTCTTTTTGTAGTACTCGGTCTGCTCAGCAGCGCCCGACGGCGCTTCTCCTAGTTCCTTGATTTCGAGTTCTAGTTCCTCGACTGACTTTGTGGCGTCAGCTACCGGATCTGTTGGTTCTGCCATACAGTTTGCAGGAACATGCTTACCTGCGAGCGATATGGGTGTTTATGGAGTTTCACCCGATCCTAATGTGACCGAGCCTTTTAATGTCATGCTCGGGACAGGTTTTACAAACTATTTGTTTCGAGTGTAAGAGTTATCAGCGTTCGTTGCAGTATTGCCTGCTCGGCTCACTGAGCCGCCTTGATTTGACTTGCCTTTTGAAGCCGCTTTGATTTTCATGGCAGTTTTGACGTTGCCTTTTGCCTTGTGATACGTTTCGATATCTCCAAAGCGAGCAGCGATGTCAGGGTTCACGTTTTTTGGTATTGGTGATTTCATCTTGCCTCATTCTCGGTAACAGGTTGTTCCTGCTTCCCATACAATTCCTTTAATTTTGCAAACGAGCGTTCGACTGCCGCGTTCGCCTCCTTGATGCCTTTGGTGTCCTCTCCACGCATCGCCATGTCTGCCGCTTCCTCACGCAAGTTCATTATCAGAAATTGCTTAACCGCTTCCGCGAGGTTCTCACTTGCATAAAAATGTCCAAGCAATTCGTACATACAAATTATTGTAACGCAGGGCTAGGAGTTTGTACAGGCGGTGCGGTCGGTTGTGCGTTCTGTGGTTGCGTTGGCGTAGCGGCGACAGGCGATGTCTGCGGTGCAACCATATTGCCGGAGATGCCCAACTGCGTAGGAGACAAACCAGTTCCTGCCATTTCAACGATCGTGCCAAAGATTTTTGCCAAGATAGGGTTTTCAAGGATCATAAACTTGCCCGTCTGTTGGTTGTAGCTCTGTGAAACCGTCTGCAAGATAGTCGAAAGCGACTGCATGACTGCCTGCTTGTTCTTGGTTTCGTTCGAGGTGATGACGCTGACCTTTCCCTCATAGTCATCAAAGTAACCGTCAGGGAACTTGATGTGGCGCGTCTTGCCCGTGAGCTTTTTCTGACCGGTCTGTACGGCGCTTGCGTATTCCGCAGGCGTAGGGATTGAAGCTGTGCCTTTCAAAAGGTCTTGGAACTTGATACCGAGTATCTTTTTGACGATTGCCTTGTTTGCGCCGGCTACTGCAAAGGACTGGTCGATGATCTTGAGCTCGTCGTCGGTATAGTCAGACGCAAGGATGTGTCCCTTGTAGAGCTTATTGATGAGGTATGGCAAAACCCAGTCGTCGAAAATCTCTGAAATAAACTGTCCCATTTCCTCGCGTCGGTCATCAAATGGCTTGGACGCAATTTGGTTCATAAGTGCAGTCTGTGAGTATGGTGTGTCAGCAGGTGCATTTGCACCTACGTTCGCGTCGAACGATGACGTTGCGTAGTCAGCTTGTGCTTTCCACTTGTTCACCTGTGCGTCGAACTCACCGAGTGCGGCAGGTTCAAGTGCAAGGCTTTCAAGTGTTGCGCCTTGTTCAATCTCAAAAATCTTACCGTGGTCAACGGTCAAGATATTATTTCCGAGCTTCTTTGAAGTGGTCTTAATGACGACTTTGCCTGCCAAGTCCATGGCGTGCTTTTCGTTGATGACGCTGTCATTTGTCCATATCTGCGCTTCCTCTGCGTCCTCCATGATACCGCGACCAAGCGCGCGCCCCGCGAGTTTTTCCCACTCAAGATACTTGTATGGAAAGTCGTTGTTTTCCTCCGCAAAGAAAATGAACTTTTGATTGTAGAGCGTTGAAATGAAATAATGCTGCATCGAGTAGTCATACATCTCCTCGTCGGTGTAGTCCTCGTTCAATGCTTCTTTGAGATATGCCTTTGGAAGCTGTCCCCATACTTCCTGAATAGGGATTTTGACAGTGTTGAACTGCTCTTGGTTGTAGCCGCGCTTACGCGTCATTTTCTGCTGTGTCGCAAGCTCAAGCGCTTCGTCGACGTTATCCCATACGCCGCGCTTTGCCGCGAGCTCAACAGGCGTCCAAAAATGGTTCTCGATAATCAAGCCACTCAAAATGTTGACCTGATCCGTAACCATGTTTTTCCAGTCACAAATCTCGATTTTCAAACCGTCCTTTTTGTTCTTGTACTTCTTGACGAGCACACCACCGTACTTTGCGCGAGTGTGCGTCATTTCCTTGAGTGTATTCGCAAAGTTGACCTGCTTCATCCACTCAAACGCTTCGTGGTTGAGGAACATGGAACGCACCCAGTCCTTTGGTTCGTCGCTTTGGATTTGAATATCTTTGACGTCGAGCATGGTCGCAACCTTGGCGACAGTCACGCGGAAGTTCACGATGTTGTAAAACGGCTTCTCGCGTCCGAGTTGGTCTTTGTTGCCTTTCAAGTAGCGCGAGTTGGAATAGAACTCGCACATCTTGATGACCTTGTACTGCGACCATGAGAGGTTTTCCATGATCTCAATTGGCGTGTCACGGTAGAACGTGATTGCTTGGTCTACATCGCGGAAAATGTTTTTGTTCGCGTTGTCGACCCGTTGACCTGCTGACTGTTGAAGAGATTGTTTCATGTAATTGAATTATACAGTTAACGCGCTTCGTTCTGCAAGTTTCTCTGTGCTTCTGCCCACCGTGAAGCAACCTGCGCCGGCGACAAGACCGTGCTTTGAGCATAGTTGCGCATCTGCCACGCTATCGCGCAGGCTATCAAAAGGTCGAAGTGACGCGTGGTCATGGAAACGTCGGTCACGTTTTCCTCCAAGTCATTGCGCGTGTATGCCATGAGCTCGATGATGAGGTCTTTGTCAGTCAGTTCGAGCAAACCGTCCGAAATAGCCTTAGCAAGTTCAAAGAGCATTTTAGGCTTGGTCGCCCCGTTGGTGTTCCAACCGTATTCCTTGGACGCAACCGGATTGACCTTGAGGTCGCTCGACTGCTTGAAATACATATTGGCGTCCAACTGCTTAAGTCGTGCAATGGTTGCATGCCCGTAGTTATTGGTTTCCGGCGCAACAAGACATTTCCCGTAGATGTCACTTTCACGTGAAACTTCATCGCCGAACGTATCAGGCTTTATCGTATTGCTCTTGAATGTGGCAACGACCCTGTTTGGTATAGGCGTAAAGTCTATGAACACAGACGTCGAGCTATCGCGCCCGATGCCGCCTGCAACGTCATGTCCTGACGCATACCGGTGTGACGCATCGAACGAATAAAAGATTTTGAAGCCTGCAACCTCGCGCTCGGGCATTTTAGGCTTCTGTTCCTCAAGTTTGTCACGGTCAAAGAAAACGTCCTTTGAAGCTGACGGCTTGCACATGCGCTCGCCCTCGAACTCCTCATCGTCCTTTTCCATGTTTTCGATCTCTTGGATTGTGAAACGCGACCACGTCGGCACGCGGTTGGCGTCCATGATAGGCACAATCATAACCTTTTTGTTGCTCATGTCCTTGTGAATGAGCCTGTGGACGTTTCCTTGCTCTGAAATGTAGTTGCAGTTGTAAATACACCCTCCGCCTTGTGCAAGACCCGTGCGTGCTTCTTCCATGTTTTCCCATATGGTCTGCGTCTTACGTCCTGAACGAAGCGTGGTGCGGTTCTCAAAGTCCTCAAACAATATCTCATCGGGACGGCTATCATCCTGCAACGCTCCGCGTTGGCTCACGTTTACCGTCAGCGCGACGATTTTGACCCCTGTGGACGTCGTAAAACTGTCCATACGCTCCTCGCGCTTCGCACCTGTCTGTTGGAACGTCTCTGGGTAAAAGGACATGACTGACGGTGATACAAGCATGTTATACACGTCCGTGACGATCTGCTTGGCGTTATCAAGGTCGTCACTTTCAACCTTGAGGTATTTGCGCCTGTGGTCGCGGTCATTGAGAACTACGAACACGCGGAACAGCTTTGTGCGCATAGTCTTAGCCGCGCCGCGAAATGCTGCGTTGATGAAATATGAGAGCGTGCCACGGTAAAGCTGTACAAACGCCATATCCATTTCCGCATGGAACGATGCGTCTGGTGAGCCATATGCAGACGGGAAAAAGAAACGTCCAAAGAGATTGAACTTAAAGACGACCTCTGCGTCAGTGTTGTAGCTATCGAACTCAAAGAGTGCGCGGATCTCGTCTTTATTGTCCGAGTGTAGTATCTGGCTTATTTTGTCCATTGAGAAACTCTGCAAGTGCGTTGTTGGCTTTCTCACGCGCTTCGCTGTTTATGCTTTTGCCGTCCGTAGTGATATCCAAAGATCGACCAAACTCTGCTTTGCGTTTCTTTTCAAGGTATTTAAAGGCGTTATCTGCGTTGTATTTAAGAGATTTTACAATGGTATTACGTGCGGTAATAACAGGACGATCACGCAACATCTCTATTCTGTTCAACAATTCCGGATCTTCCTTTGTCCAGTAATAAAGCGTAGTACGAGAAACGCCTATGTATAGCGCAATTTCCTCAAGGGTACACCCTATCTCTGCCGCCTCGTCAATTTTTGAACGTATGGCGTCATCTAGCAATGTTGGTCTACCTACGGGATTACTCATAAAGCATATTATACATCACTTTCAAGATCGTTCAACCTAAGACGTTCGATTTCTTTTTTAGCCATGAGTAAGCCGTGACGATCTCTGTGGGAAATGTTATGCCTGCCTTTCTTGGAACGGTGCTCACGATGAAACTTTACGTTAACCCCGCCAGTCATAGGGTCTTGGAAGCCTATATTGTGGTGCAGTGAGGAATAACGTCTAGCCATGGTAATAACTCGCTTAATGAGAGCGACAGAATAAAGCAAACTACTGCACATACTATGCACTAAAGTCCGCAGTCAAAGAATTAAATGTTACTTGCTTCCGGTGGACGTCATATTGACGTTCGGACGCGGCTTATAAGTGATTGTCCATTCCATATCATCGAGAGAGAACGGCTCGTCTTTTTTTGCATGCTTTTCCCGTATTTCTGCGATGATATTGTGGATTTCGTTATTGAGAGCACTTCCGATATACAGCGCACCCTCACTTTCGTGTGATATTTTGTATATCTCGTTTCTCAACAGATCCTTTAAGGATTTTTCTTGGCTTTCCTTTAAACCCAGTGCTTCAATGATTGTGAGTATTCTCCCGCAAAGATAGTCGGGAGTACCCTCGGGAATAACGATTGCTTGACCATAACTTAACTGTGGTGTTTTCATACTTTTGACTTAACTTGACTGCGGACTACAACGCACTAAATAGCTTCATCTGAACCCTCCGGCGGCTTGGGTGCAGGATAGCCATTGTAGGTCGTATCAATCACGACTTGGCTCATTTCTTTTTGCTTTTGTCCGCTTTACGGAACACGAGCGCGAGGCGAGCCTCTTTGCCCTCCTTGCCGGATTTTGCTGCCGCCTTGTGCAGTTCTGACACAGGGATTTTCTTGCCCGCAGGCGTTCCGAGCTTAGAACGCAATGCACCCTTTTTGATGTCCAAACCCTGCATCCACTTTTTTGGTTCTGCCATATGGTTTAAATAGGTTACGAATAATACCCTTATTATAACAAAAAATGGAACTGCCGGTAAAGCAATTCCATTCGGTTACTGCACCAGTGCAGTGGATAACTATTGGCGTTCGGCGAGGGCTTCCTCGAGCAAAATACGCTTGATTTCGGAAGTAGGTACGACACCTGCATATCGTGGCAAAATGTGGATTGAACCGCCTTTGGATTTCATGTATTCGATCTCCTCGGTTTTGGTGTCAAGCCACTCGTCAGTGAGACAGTAGATGTCAACATCGTGCTTCTTGAGCAGTTTAAGTGGCGAGAACTCCGGCGCGGCAACAACTTCATCTACGAACTTGAAACTTTCGATAATGAACTTCTTTTGCTCCCACGGTAGTACGGCGTCACGCTTCTTGTACTGTTTGATGAGCTCGTTTGAATTAAGTCCGATGATTACATAGTCGCCTATGCCTTTCATCTCCTGAAATGCCATAACGTGACCCCAATTTATGAGATCGAACGCACCTTGCAAAAAGATTATTTTTTGTTTCATTGTGTTTTATTTACACAAAGTATACCAAACTTATTTTGCCTTTGCACCCTTTTGGGTCGGTACTGCGGTTGGTTTTACTTCGGCAGGAGCTTTTGGCTTCGGCTTACCGTATGCGTTCAATGCTTCAAGTATGCCCTCGCACTGCATGCTCTCATTTGTATCGAGAACAACAGGAGACTGATTGATGATTGATTTGATGTCGCCCAACTGCGCTGACCAACTATCGAGCACGTCGATAACTGCATCATCGTTCATAAGGTCAAGGAACTCCTTGTCGAAGTCTGGCTTTTTGCCCTCCTTGATTTTAAAACTTGGAACAGGCTGACCGTTTACCATGGTGCTTTCCATGACAGCCTTACCGTTTTCGTCCTGTTCGCCGAACTCCTTGAGGAGATCCATGCGATTTGCTTCTCGGGCATTGAGCTTCTCGCGCACAACTTTCAAGAAGTTATTGCGCACGCGTGACTTTTGGAACGGCATAGAATAGTCGAGGACTTTGATAACTGTTTCGAGCCAAAAGTTTTTAAATACGATTGTTTTTTCCATACGATAAAAGTTAAATGTTAATTGAGACTAAGCGGAACTCCTGTATGCACACCAAGTGCATTAAGAAGCGCAATCACTGCCACCAAAATAAATACGACTTTGATGATAGTAATAAAAGGTTCAGGAATAGGCAAGAACTTGAGAGCCCAAAGTACAAGACCGAGAACAACTAAAAGTATAATAAGTGAGATCATAGTGTTTTACTCGCGCTGATTGATAATAGATATTATACCACAATGGTATTTGCCAACAACTTTTGCATCTCTCTACAGATATATGTCTCGATGTTTACCCACGTCATAACTAGTCATCTATCGCATAGGATGCGCAGGTAATAGCTAGAGCGACCGGAATGACGTACCACAGTGGTGCTTTTACCCAAAATAGGAATATAGACCACATTGCGCACATACCAGTGATGAAAATTATTTTTTTGAATGTCATAGATTTTGTAATGCTTCAAAATTACGTTCTTCATCATCAACGCCACCGACTGCGCGACTTTTTTTGTTATAGAGATTTGCTACTGTTCGATCAAAAGCATCAAATGAAATCTTAAAACCACAAATAGGATCTCCACATAAATAAATTAACATCTTATCGTCTTTAATGAGTTCCTTTCCGCAGTCAATACATTTCATTCGTTTAAGTCTGTCCCAGATTTTCATTTTGGAAACGCCGCGCACCATAGAAACACAAATGCGCCAAGCAAAATAAAGAATAATATCGATCCTACGATTTCAAATGTTTTTGTTTTCATTTGGTGAGTTTGTCCTTAAGAAAGTCAGCAATCTCCTCCGTGCTCATGAGCTCTACTTTGTAGAACACATTATGGTGAGATTTCTGGTCGAGATGAACAAGTCCGACGAGCTTATCACCTTTTTTAATAAATAATGCTGAGTCCGCTTCAATGGTAATTGTTTCCATAAAATTATTCTCCGCTACCCAATAAAAAGCTCGGATCAGTGACTACCTGATCGTAAAGCGTTTTGCCGTTTTTCGTAACCATATATGGCAGAAACACCTGTGCAATTTCAACCTGTTGCGTTTTTACAAGGGCAAGCTGTGCATCAATCCAGTCTCGGATATTTGCCCAACCTGTTTTATACGCTTGTTCGCGTTGAGCATCACTTGGCTTTTTGGTTTGTCCCCAATGATCTTTACCTCCATACATAATTTCAACAACTTTATCGATGTTTGCAGGAAGTCTGAAACCAATAGGCTTACCTTTGAGTTCGATAGCAAATGAGATACTTTCAAGTTTACCGTCGCTAGAGTAGTCATACATGATTTTCTTCGCACCATTCTCCGCAAGCACACGCTGTATTTTATCGAACGTGTTTTGGCTTCTGCTTGTGCTGTTTTTTAGGGGCATGAATTGAAACTCCGTTAAACTTTAATAATAATTTTGCCATATGTGGCGCGCCTTGTTTTTTGAGCTGTTTTGCAAGATGCCGCACAAGTGTTTTCTGGTCTATTTTTTGACCACACTGATCGCAAACTTTTGCATAAAAATCAATCATTGGAATAAACTCGGTTTAACTATTCTCATATAGAACTCATGGAGTGGGATCTCGACAATCCTATCAGGCGTTGGGTTGGGTGCTATACGATATTGATAATATTTTACGCAACTCTTGCCAGTAATCTTTCGACGTTCAAGCAATGCAGGGTTTCGTTGGAAAATGTCAGTTAGTCTAGTCGGTGCTTTGTAACTCATGAGCTCCCACTTGCAGAGCTCAGGTAGATGTATCTCGCCGACAAACTCCCATGCATTGACCCACTGTTCGGGATTTTCTCTGTATGCTTTGAGGAGTTTATAGAAAGCGAGATGCTCTTGTGGTATGCGTGCGCGTCTCATGACTTATTTTTTTCTATAATCTTTTCAACTTCTTCGCGTATGCCGACAGAACCGCGTAGGTATTCTGTTATGATGTTGATATCAGTCTCTTTGCGTTTGACTGCTTCCTCACGCCAAGCGACATCAGTGATACGTCTCGAGATTTTTACATGCTCCTCAATAAGTTTTTCGTCTCGGATTTTGCGCCAAACTTTTCGAGAAAAACCGATAATGTGATTTAGAGGAAAAGGATAGCAGATTGCAAGGTCTCGATAAAAATCCCAATGCGATACACCATAACCCCATGGCATAACTTGACCCCGTTGTACTTCTTTTTTCATGCTGATAACCCGATTAACTTACGACCCTCAACGTCATGCAACTTGTGCCAGTATTCGTAGCTCGGACTTTTTGACTGGCGCATGTATGATTTCAGACGGTAAAGCGGTGCAGTATTCTCAGGCTTGATGCCTGCGCGCTTGAGATCGAGCCCCACGCGTCCGAACGTAAGCGGTGCAAGAAACTGCTTCGACTTCTTGAACTGCGCCACAGTAAGCGACGGATTGAGCTCCTGAGCCTTGCGGAAGCGTTGCTCGTTCGTCCTGAGACGGCAAACGTTCACTTCCTCGATAAAGTACTCCATAAGGTCGCCACGCTCCGTACGGCGCGTTTTACGCGGTTGAATGTACTTATCGAACAATGATGAAATGTGTATGTTTTCCATAATGGTGAGCTTTCTATAGCCCGATACAGCGCGCACTTGGATAGGTCGAGAAAGGTCATTAACCCTACTATCCGCACTAGGTGTGTGTGCGCACCGTGTCGGGGCATAGAACCCCGAGACTTTCCTAAAAAGGAATGTCCTCTGCGTTGATTTCCTCAGTAGGATATGCAACTCCGTCATTCTGACCCTCACGCATCTTTTTCTGTTCAGCAGTTGCATGAGCCTTGAACTTTTCCTGACGATCAACTTCTTTTGCTTCCATTTCCTCAGGTGAAATCCAACGACCCTCAATTTTGTCCATTTCCATTTGAGCATCCTTTTTCTTTTGGATGAGATCAGCCGGTGTCATGTGCGCCATTTTTTCAGCGAGCTGACCCATAATGACATCAGAAACAGGGATACGGTTTGGTGATGCATCAACTTCGTACATCGCCGCGCCTGCCTTTTTCTTATCGAACTTCACCTTGATACCGAACGGCATCGGATAGCCCTTAAAGCCCCATTCCTCGTCCTCCTCCCAACCTGCAATTTTCTTGACGACCGTCCATGGAAGATCCGCGAGTTTGATTTTGCTGTCATCGTGATCGAGAACGTATGCCGTGTACTTGATTGAGGCATCTTTTGGATTGCCCTTTTCATCAAGCGGCGCGTTATCACCGTGCCAAGGACAACCCTTTTTCACGCCGTAACACACAGCAGGCTTATTACCGTTCAAGAAGTGAGTGGCGATAGCTGTAGGTTCTGTGAGAACACGGAGGCGTGCAGTCTTGCCGTCCTCGAACTTAAAGAACCCATTACCTGACTTTCCGACCTCTTCCTCGTCTCGCTTCATTTGTTCGTTCAAACTCATTTTGATTTTGTGTGATGTGCCTGTGGGGAACGGGTATCCATTCCGTCCACGCGATACACGCAATGCTTTGCGGATTTGTCCCCCATAGACACACCACTAACTATTTTTAATAAAGTTTCTTTTCGTAACAACGCTTGACCATGAACTCTGCGAGTTTTTCAGCATCCGAGAAACTGCTCATGCTGTGATTTATACCGTCTCTATTTTGTACCAACGAACCTTTTGTATGATACCAATCGTAGAAACGACCGTCATCCTCCTCAAGCGATAACCTGAACTGATAAAAGTTCATCACTTTAACATCAATACCGAAAGCATGGAAAAGTTCTATGGCATTATTCTGATTGATCCTCTGCCGGTTTTTCTTTTGCATCGACTTTGATATTAAAGGTGGTAATGTCGAACCCGTTTGCAAGCATCTCCTTGATCGCCTCCTCATTCTTTGCGGTCATTTTTGCGCCTGCCTTTATTCGACCAACAACTCTATTCCACCGCTCGACCATTGGCGAATACATTTCATCGTATACGTCAGGTCGCTCAATGTTGTAAAGTTTCTTAAGGAAAGGAGAATACTCGACGTTGAAGTTCTTTGAGAAGCGTTGCATGTCTGTGTCCCACAAAACAACAGGTTCGATCGGCGGCATCTCATTCTTGAGATAGTAGTCCGAGACACGCTTTACCTTTTCAACGTACTGCTTTTCGAGTTTCTGGTCGTGGGGCATGATTGGTATTTCAATCATACGGAGATCATCGCGGGAAATGTAACAGATCGAACCCTCAACATCAGTACCGCGCACATAGTGGTAATTCTGCTTATCGTGACCGCCGAGTGGTTTGCCGGTCTTTTCAACTTTCTCAAAACCGAATACTGCTGTTGATTTCACTTCAATGACTTTTTCTTTGAGCCCGTCAGGATATTCAGCTTTCAATATCTCAATGAAGTTTGATGTGATCTGTTTGAACAATGGAGGCATTTCAAGAGCTTCGATGAGTGCGTCTATTTCCTGTTGTCCTTTATCATAATCAGGAATACCACCGACTGTAAAATCCAACTTTCCGCTTACCGGCACGCAACCCTCAAGTGCGTATTTGACCGGAAGCTGTTTGTTGATGAGAATGCCGCACTTCTTGAGAATGAGAAACACGAACCATTCGTACAAGTCACCTGCATGAAACTTTCGATGTGCGCGATCGTTTGGTGGATTGGTTGGTATCTCACCTTTCATCTTGAGCCATATATCAACATCTGAACGGCCGAGTTCTGATGCATACATACGATCTCGTGGTTCGACTGGACGCTCGTTTGTTTTCTCAAGAGCTGCGTTCCACATTTTTGCGATTGAGTAGTCTTTAGTCATTGAGTAACTCAATACTTTTTATTTCCTCTGGTTTAAAGTCAAAACGACGTCCAAGTTTATTTTTTATTGTAATCATTTCTACTTCATCCATTTCATATTCGTAGTTATCATCACCAATTATTTTTATTATTCCCATAGATTATTTCGCAAGAGCGTGTTTACCTGCGACCATAAAAGGAACGTTCAACTTTGCGAGAGTAACTGCAAATGCAGGATACACACCCTCAACTTCAAACTCTGATGAGACACAATCACCGTCTGAAACGTGCCATGTTCTGAGTATGACAAGCTGTCCTGTTTTTGGGTGCTCGTGATATTCAACGGTGTCGCCGTTTTCTCGATACTGATAGAACTTTGTCGCACTGCTCAATCCATTTACGATTTCCATGACCTTAACTCATTGATTATTGTTTGACCTTGCTATAGTTAAAATATACCGTAGTACGGCAAGAAATGCAAGTTTTGAGACAGCAAAAAACAATTTTCTTGGGGAAAACTATTTGAGGCAGAAAAAGAGCCTTGTTTTGCAAGGCTAGATTTCCAAGATTTTTTGAGGCTATTTTTTGGTGCAAATATCCTTGATTGTTTTTGAGGAAACGAACACAATCCGGTGCTTATAAAGTGCCTTGAAAGGCTTTTGTGTGACCGGATGATTGAACGTCTTGCGTTTCAACGGTTTGATCTCAAACGTACCGACATGCTTGATTTTGATTTTTTTATCGCGTTTGAGGATCTGCACGAACTGTGCAAAGTCTATATCGCCAAGTGATACGCTTACGAGTTTTGTTGCCATAATACGGACATTATATACTAGCTTCAATTAAATCGTCAATCGAGTGTGCCAATATATACAGACCACCTGCCGCTTCTAAGTTTTTTTGAAACTCTTTTTGAGCGTCCGATTGTTTCGACCTATCCTTGCATTCGATACCAATAAATCTGCCCGAAATGACAGCGATGACATCAGGACTACCAACCGCTCCGAAACGATAAAAACCGTGCTCTGCCTTGAACGCACCAGTATTATTCCTAAAGTGGAAAATACGTTTTGCTGATAAATAGTCAGTGATAGATTTTTGGACTTCTTTTTCATTTGAGAGTTGGCGTATCATTTGCTTTTGTTAAAATCTGTTCGACTACATATCCGACAATATGCGCGTAAAACTCCTCTGTTTTTATTGTGTGTTCAATGCCAATACGTTTTCCGATCCAATTTGCCAAATGCAGACACTCATGAGCAAGAGTACCAAAACCAGACGGATCTTTGGGTATTCTCTCTAACCAAATAACCGGCGGCTTTCTTTCTTGAGCAGGACTATAAAATAATCCGTCACCTAAAAGATCATCCGCAGAAAAGTCGTCTTTTGTGTGATGCTTGATCGCGCGAGCGGCAAATTGCACGTCATCGGTTATTATCACAAAAACAGCAACACCATAAAGCATCAGATCAATATAAAACTGAACAGGTTTTTTCTTACTTTTTCGGTGTGCCATAAATTGCATTTAAGCGTTGCCGCATATTTAAGTAGGGAATGACCTTTGAGATTGCGCGGAGCTCATCGTCAGTAGCGCGGTTTAGAGCAATCCACACATTTTTTTCCTTGAGCAAATTGCCGCCGTCTTGGTGCTTACCGATCGCATGGTGATACTCGCAAAGAGGAATAATCGCCCATGGTTCGTTTACCTGCTTACCGGCGAAAATTAAAACATGCTCCCAAGTAATACGGCCGTCACAATGACCGTCTGCATGACGCGCACACTTCTTATAGAACGGATCTTGAGCCATTTGTTCGCGCTGTTTTGGGTCAATTTTACGCATGTAATGGATATGCCTTAATGATATAGTATGCGCCGTTCACAATCTTGAAATGAAAAACATATCCGTCTGAGGATATTTGAACATTTGTCGGAAACAACCAAAGCCATAACCATTTTCTTTTATCGAACTTTTCACGCTTTAAGTCCTCTTTTGAAAAGGTATGGTTATCGTAAAAAGGATTATCTAGTTTTCGAGCGTTTATAAAATCATGCAAATCATCTATCATATATTTTTTTCACGAAGTACCTCGCGGATGTCTAGTAAAAGTTCCATGACGATACGGTCTTTCTGGTCAAAGTCAGGCAATGGAACTGGTGATTTATAAGCACCCATTCTGCTATACATATACTCATGCGTTCCGTTTATTTCCTTTTTGATTTCGTCTGCGTCTCTCATTTGAGTAACTCCTTAAAGAAAACTTCAATATCTCCGCCGTCCGCAACAACATATTTAAAAAATCTCAAACATTGGTGTCGCCAGTTCCACGCCTCCGCTTTTCCAAGTGCTTGCCAGAAGAGAGGGTCGAGGAGAAATCTTTTATCCTTAATGATATGGCGAATGAAGTCATCCATTGACATAAAAAGTGACGGCTTAAAGTCATTTCTCCACCCTCCCTCTATCGCTTTTTTGATTGCTTGTTCCATTACGATAATTTCTTGCCGCAATCCTCGCATAGAGTGACTTCGACAACATGGTTATGTTCACATGGCTCGGTTCGACTTTTACCTGCCATAAGTCTTTTGACTTTGTTCCATGAGATGTTCTTATCGACATACTCCGGCATTTGTATGAGCTTCGGTTGCTGTTCAAAATACTGGTAGCAGTAATACAGCTCGCGCTCGCTCACTTTCGTGCGCTGTGAGATTGACTGCATCAGTGCAGTGACAGGCACGTCATGTTCCTTTGCGTATGAGGCTACGAGCCCTCCTACCTGTAGTTTGCCCTCCAAAATGGTCTGACGGGCATTAAAGACAGTTTCGACAGCTATAGCCTCAATTTCATCGACTATACCCTGATATTCGTCTGTCTCGGTCTTAATAATATCACGCATGGTCGTTCATTAAAGGAAAATAATAATCTTTTGTACGGTTGATTGCTCGTTCGAGAATGAGGTATGTTTTTGGGTTCTTTGGGTCGAGCCGGTCAGCTTTCATGTGATTGCAGTACCGACATACAATTTCAAAGTTTTCCTCCATTTCATACAGCAGATAATCTCGATCGACAATAAACTGGCTTAAAATACTCACAGGAACGATATGGTCGACGTTGAGATTGCGTGTCTCGCCGCACTTACACTTTTCATTTCCTGACTTTGCACGCAGTTGCCATTCTGCGAGCTTCGTACGTTTCTTGTGCTTCATTTTACCTCATAATCGCAGTCGCGCATATTGCAACGACCGCCAGTATAGCTACGTGACGACCAGACCCATTTGCGGATCAGATGACCAACTTCGCACTTTGGACAGAACTTGTCGAACTGCGTTGTCTCACCCTCCTCGACTTTTTTGGTCTTTTTGACTGTTTTTACAAACCCAAATAATTCCATAAAAAACTCAAAAAATTAACTGTTAAGATAAAGTTATCCCCCTATATCCCTCAAAAGTCCGGACATACGACGATGCTGTGCTTGAAACGATAGCCGTTAGAGCTTGCAGTGGTATACCCTTAAATATACCAATTTTTGTCTGCAACTCGCTCGGTTCAATTTAAATCTCATGCACAGATGAGGTCGCGGGTCGCAGGGGGATAAGACGTTGCCCGCACTGTTATCTATGCACCAGACTTTTTAAGACAAAGTTTTTCTCGTGATCGCCTTACTGCACGCATCGTTCCAAGATTTTTAAGAGAGCGACATGCGCTTGTATAAGAGTATATGTTTAGCTTGTCGGAGTTGAACCGACACCCTCGCGAGACGAGCATCCTTTACACCATACTAAACCCCCTATACAAGCGACTATCGCCCTCCACAACGAAAAACCCGCCAACTTAAAAAGTCAGCGGGAAAATCGTGGTGCTCAAACCAACAGATACAGGCTGTGCGGATGCACAATATGCATTTGTTGGTTTTGGTTTGAGCATGAATACATTATACACAAATAAAAATCTGCAAGCAATAGTTTTCCACAGGATAAAAATATGCGATAATGTAAGGAAATATTTGCCATGAAATACACATTTTACTGCCCATGCTGCGGACAGAGATTGCGCGGAGAGGTAAAACACATTGTACTCACTTTATTTTATGAAACAGTAAAAGTTAAGTGTTGTACGTGCAAAAATACTTCGACACAAAATCTTATTTCCGGCTCGATAGATCACCTTATTTCAATCACCAAACTACTTTTAAAATGGAACACTTCATGGTCTTTTTAATCCTCGTCATTTGCGGTATTGACGGACTGCGTTACACAAAAAAGAAACAAGATGTACGTTGACACACACTACTGCCTGCACTGCCAAGCTATCCATGAGGGGCTTGTGCGCGTCGTCACTGCGACACCTCGAAAGGTATACTTTCAATTTTCATGCTCACAATGTGACAAACTATCCGACGGCTTTTTTACGAAACGCACTCACAAACAACACACCGATGAATAGAACAATCTTTTGCCCACAGTGCAGGGACGATCGCCACGGCGTTCAACAAGGCTCTGCGCTGACCTCACAGCACACCATTACGCACGCATACCAATGCTTTCACTGCCGGTACATCGTGTACTTAGAAACAAAAAAGCCCCCAATCACGGAGGCTTTTTTTTGTGGAAGTCGAACTATTTTGTCGAATTATCGACTGGTGTGACACCGTCGCCCATGACAACCGTGATCTTTGCTTCTGGGTCGTTGAGAGCCGCGAGAGCGTCGATAGTTTTCTGTCCCTCAATCGCTCCAACAAAGAGCGTAGAACCGTCATCCTGACCGTCCTGCGACACGACACCTGCGTCATCCTGTTGCCACTTGTGGTATGCAACACGAGTGAGGAGGAGATTATCGCCGTTCTCGTCTTTTCCGGTCACATATGTGATGCCGGTGATTTTTTGAAATGCGTTCATTTGAAAAAATACTCGTTATTTATAATTCGACCGTGCTACCGATAGTATACACTATCCCTGCACTGAACCCATAGCGGAGCTCGTTGCATTTCCGCCACTTACAGAACCCATAGCAGTGTTGGTAGGGTTTCCGCCAAAAGGTGCGCCCGTTGAGACACTGCCGACAGCAGGAGGCGGTTGTACTTTCGGGAACAGCGTGTACCAGACCTTGCGGATTATTCCAAAGATACCAAGGAAACCGCCAAGCACCTGACACGCGATACCAATGTCGTTCACGACGACCGTCTGTGAAAGCGGTACACCGATAAATGCAGCCCATTTGATAATAAGCGCGGCATTGAGAACCAAGATACCCTGAATAGTTGCTGAATACTCGTCTGGGTTCGCACTAGAAGTGATGAGCCAGTCGATAAAGTTCTGCCAAAATGTGTTCATACTTTTTTATAAATTAACCGATAATACGGACATTATATCACCGCGAGATACTGTTGCACAATGGAGAGGAAAGTTTCAAGACCGTTTGTGCCTCCATTTACGAGTTGGCGCACTTGCGTCCAGTTGTACGCGTTGCAAGCGACATCGCAACCATGTGATTTGAAATACTTTGCGAGAATAATTGCCGCGTTTGCCGGCACGAGTGCAAGTTCTGGGTGATCTATAAGATCAATTGCCGGAGCTTGTGCATATCCATACGCCGCATAGTTTGTGCGCCCTGTGAGCTGAATATAGCCCCGTCCGAGGTATTTCGCACCGTCACCGACTTCTGTGTTACCAAGGTCAAGCCTGCCCTCATACGTCGCTCCTGCGAACGCATAGCCTGCGGCAACATACGTCTCTGCGATAGGCAAAAAAGGGTAGCCGACTTCCGTGCGGACGGTAGCGAGCGCGCCAATGAGAACCTGATCGGTCAAAATGCCAAGCGTTTGGAGTGCGCTTGAGATTGCATCGTACGCTGTACTTGCCGCCGCTTCGTTTGCTTTGCCGTTATAAAACGACATGAAAACTTCTTTTGTGAACTTCATTGTGTACTCATTAGATAGTCTAAAAACTTCCTGATAATATCTTGCGCCTTGTGAAGCACAAATGTGATAGCGTCCTGCTCTGTCATACTTTTATCCTTTTCGCGGATCTGCACGATGTTGCCAAGTACACTATAACCCTCCGCCACGATGAATGATGAGAGTGCGAGTTTTGCGATAGGGCTCATGTCAACACCCGCACCTTTGCCGACGAAAATGAGTGTATACGGCACAATGATAAGTATGCACTTTGAAGCGACACCAGTCCACAAAACGCGGCTCTTAAACTCTCCAAAAAGAAGCTCACGTATTACGGCAGTAAAAACATCAAAGCCTATGAGAATGAACAAAATGGTGACCAGTTCCCCTGAGAGTTCCGTGTAGGCAAAAAGCGGCACGAGTATGCCGTAAGAAAATGCCTTGAATAATCCAAGGGGACTGACATCCATGGTACTAGTGGAGCTCGGTAAGCTCGTTCTGCTTAAAGGCGATACTTGCATCGTTTTTTGTATTAACTTCCTGTAGCTGTGCAATTTCAGCATTGATACTTTCCGCAGTCACGACATCCGAGTACGATGTAAGCACTCCGGTCTGCGGATTTTTGTAAACTGACACACGCACGTTCAAACCGTTAGTGGTTTGCTGAATTGATGAGCTTTGAAACTGTCCTCTGTTCATATAATTGATTTCGATTTTGTAAATATCTCGGACTAGGAGATATTTTTATTATAACACGCACTTTATAATCGCACCTAAGGCACTACGCAAACTGTTGTTATGCCTGCAATTGTTGTCTTGTACACGTTTCCACTGACCAACCCTGCACCGGTAGCAGCCGCGTCATTTGCATAGGTCGGAATGTGGAACAGCGATATGATATCGTTAACGGTATCGAGTGAGAACAAGGTTGTACCAGTGATCGCGTTGCCTACCGAGTATATTCCGTTAACATAATTTTCGATGATCTTATCGTAGTCATTGAGATTTGTAAACGTGCTGTTATTGATGCCACTGATATCTCCGTATGTGATCTGAATGTAGTAGCCGGTCGTAAGCGAGAACGAACCAATACCGTCGACGGTGTCTATTGCGTATTGCCCTGTTATCCCACCTGCATAATTTCCCAAGTGCAGATAGTTTGTACTTCCATTATCGTCAAGAACCCAGTTATTTCCGTTGTGAGCCCCAGACAGGTCTCCTATGCTTATCACCTCAGCGCCGACATTTACAGCGAAGAACTCATTTCCATTGGTGTCTATGATCTGATAGTTTCCACTACTTCCCCATACACCTAGGTTTGAGGTCATCGTTGAGTTGCCGTCTGTAATGGTAAAGTTCGAGTTATTTCCCCAACCTTGTGAGCCAATTGCGTATGTACTATTTGCGAAGTCAATGTTGAACCCCTGTTGGTTCGCAGCGACCGTTCCGTTTATGACTTGAAACTGCTGTGCATTGTCGTCGATATAAAAGTACGTTCCATTTTGTGTAAAGTTTACATCTCCGAATACCGTATACGCGTCATTACCGCTGTAACCCACCTGACCAACAAGAATATTTGTATTCGCTGCACTGTAAAAATTAAACTGATTGGTGGAACTATTGATAACACCCGCACCGTCGTTCACGATAAAACTGTTTTGATTATTCGTCCCACTCAAGTCACCCATTGCAACGTAGTTGTTGTACGGTTGAATTGTCAGCCATATGTCATTGCCCAGCTGCGAACTCTGGAAGTTTGTCTGACCATAGTTCTGCATCGTCCAAATACTGGTGGTCTGGTCAATGTCCATCAACATTGAAGAACCAGCACCAGAAAGATCACCGAGCTTCACCTGACCATTATAGCTTACGAAAACTGATTGATTGCCCGTTCCGAGGTCTTCCACAATAAAGTAGTTCCCATTACCTGTGTATACAGTCGTTCCGCCACCACCTGTCGTGTTTGTTTGAACGATAATTTTATCGCCACTATAAACCTGATTTATGTCTCCGATCTTTGCATTTCCTGCTGACGGACTTGCTTGCACCCACGGATCACCGGATGTGTCTCCAAGACCAACGCTCCCGATTGCACCCGCAAATATACTCTCTCCTATGTCGTCAATTGTGAGCAGTGTTCCGTTCCAGTCGAAGTCAACGTCGCCGATTTTTGCTATGCGGTTTGCGTTGTTGAATACTGCAATTCTGTCTGATGCAATATGCCCAAATCCCCTAAACTCAAATGTTTGACTTGCATCGGTTAAATAAAATGCAGTTTGATTGCCATTTCCTTGTAAATCTCCGAAGCTGACGTTTGGGTTGTCTCCGCTTGTTATATCAAGCCAAAAATTGCCATTGCTATCATTGTAGGAGAAACTTCCTCCGTAGTCGGTTTGAGCAGCCGCTTGTCCATGTGCGGAAAAACTGTTTGCAACAACAAAGGAAGCGAACACACTATTTGCGTTGCTTGATGCTTGAAGTTGCCCAAAGCCATTGTAGGCACTTAGTTGCACACCTACTTGATTTTGGTTTGTATTGTTTGATTGAACCAAAACAAAAGCTGGGTCGTTTGTTCCCAATGCACCTGCCGCATCGTTGACGATTGCTACTACGCCATTTGTTTGGTTGCCACCACTTGTGGGTGTTTCGCCATAGTAGAAAAATGTCGCGGGTTGGTTATTTACTGGTGCAAAAGAGGCTGCTGTAATAAGTCCTCCTGTAATTCCTGAACCGAAATTGGTTATCAGGTTCATCTCCTGCGTGACAGAGTTTCGTGTGAAGTTTGTATCTCCAAACTGCGTACCACTTTGACTGATATATTGGATTTCCCCATTTGTGAAACCTGTTTGCGCACCTCCAAGGGAGACACCTGCTCCACCTCCACCACCGCCGGAAACAGTCGCGCCGCCATTTCCGTCATACTCAAGCGTGAAACTACTATCAAAATTGAGGACGCGTATACCCGCGTCAGAAACAAGTGTACCTGCCGAAGCAACACGCAACGCATTGACGCCACCGTATCGCATGAGCGCGCTTTGAAAAAGGTTTGGTAGGTTTTTGAAATTAGCGTCGTACTCCGCAAACTTCTCCGTCACGCCGGCAACCGCAGAAGCCTTGAGACGTTCATCGTCCGTCAAAAGTTCAAGACGATCGCGCAAGTCCTCACTATGCAAAAATGGTGCATCGTCTCCTC